GAACAATTGCAGGAAAAGTGGGCACCTCTCCTCAATTATGAGGGTCTTGATTCAATCAAAGATTCACATCGTAGAGCTGTAACCGCTGTCCTGCTCGAAAACCAAGAAAAATTCCTTCGTGAGCAATCTGCTTTCGAAACCTCCGGATCATTCCTTGCAGAAGGTCCAACCAACTCAGGTAATGCTGCTGGTTACGGTGGTGGTTTCGGTGGTGGTGCTGCTGCCGGTGGTCCTACCGCTGGTTTCGACCCCGTACTGATCTCATTGATCAGACGTTCAATGCCTAACTTGATCGCCTATGATATTGCAGGCGTTCAACCAATGAGCGGTCCTACTGGACTCATCTTCGCAATGCGTTCGAAGTACAAGAACCAAACTGGCGCAGAAACCTTCTACAACGAAGTTGATACTGCATGGTCTGGCGAAAATAACAGCCGTAACCTGTCTGCTGGTTTCTCAGATGCTAAAGTTGGTTTTGGTACAACTGCTCAGTCAGGAACCAACCCTTCAGTTCTGAACCCAGTTGGTACTGCAACTACTGAACCTTCACCATATAACGTTGGTCAAGGGATGATCACCGGTGATGCTGAAGCACTCGGAGATGCAACTGCTAATGCATTCAACGAAATGGCTTTCTCAATCGAGAAAGTTACCGTTACTGCAAAATCACGCGCTCTGAAAGCTGAGTACTCATTAGAACTCGCACAAGACCTTAAGGCAATTCATGGTCTGAATGCTGAAGCGGAATTGGCAAACATTCTCTCAACTGAGATTCTTGCTGAAATCAACCGCGAAGTTATCAGAACCATCTATAAGGTTGCTGAGCAAGGTGCTGTTCAAAACACCGCTACTGCTGGTGTATTCGACCTCGACGTTGACTCCAATGGTCGTTGGTCAGTTGAAAAGTTCAAAGGACTTCTGTTCCAAATTGAGCGTGATGCTAACGCAATCGCTCAGAGAACTCGTCGTGGAAAAGGCAATGTTATCCTCTGCTCTGCAGACGTTGCATCTGCTCTCACCATGGCAGGCGTTCTTGACTACACCCCTGCACTTAACGCTAACTTGACCGTTGATGATACTGGCAACACCTTTGCTGGTACTCTGATGGGCAAATTCCGCGTCTACATCGACCCATATGCTGCTAACCTGACTTCAGGTAATGCAACCCCTGGCAACCAATACTACGTTGTTGGTTATAAAGGTGCTAGCCCATATGACGCTGGACTCTTCTATTGTCCTTATGTTCCCCTCCAAATGGTTCGTGCCGTTGGCGAGAACAGCTTCCAACCAAAAATCGGGTTCAAGACTCGTTATGGCATGGTTGCTAACCCATTCGCTGAAGGAACCAACCAAGGACTTGGTGGACTCAACCTTAATGCTAACCGCTACTATCGTCGCGTTGCTGTTAAGAACCTCATGTAAATCTTATTCTTACATAAGATTCTTTAAAGGGACCTTAAAAAGGTCCCTTTTTTTATCTAAATAATTAAAAAAATGGCGACATCAAATATCTTTAAAAACCAGATACAGAATAGAAACTTTCTAACTCCTGTTGGTTTTAAGTTTATTTTAAATAGAGCACCTAAAGTTGCTTTTTTTAGTAATCAAGCAAATATTCCTGGAATCAATCTTGGTACTGCTATTCAACCAACGTATCTAAAAGATATCGATACTCCTGGAGATAAACTTACGTTTAATGATCTCAATATAAGATTTCTTGTAGATGAAAATCTTGAGAACTACATGGAAATTCAACATTGGATGAGAGGACTTGGATATCCAGAAAATTTAGAAGAAATTTATAATTTGCAAAAACAAAATACTTTTGTAGATACTACAGATACAAAATTGATGAACATTTATTCTGATGCAACAATGAATGTTCTCACAAGTGCTCAAAATACAAATTTTAAAATTAAATATAAAGATGTATTTCCAGTAAGTTTATCTGATTTGCAATTTGATGCAACCGATCAAGATATTCAATACTTTACAGCAGACGCAACTTTCAAGTATACTATTTACGATATAACAGATTTAAATGGCGATCCTTTATGATTGATCTTGATACTATTCAAAAGATGTGGGAGGAAGATTCAAAAATAGATCCAGACAATCTTCATACAGAATCATTAAATATTCCAACACTTCATGCAAAGTACTTTGAAATTTATAATAACATATTTTTATTAAGAAAAAAAGCAGAGCAACAAAAAAGAAATATTCGTCATGATCGCTATGAATATTATTCTGGAAAAGCAGATCCAGAAACTTATGTAGAAAATCCATTTCCCAAAAAAATCAGAGACAAAGATACTCTTCAAAAATATCTTGATGCTGATGAAAAATTATCAAGCGTTTGTCTTAAGATTGATTACTACGACACAATGCTTGTTTACATCGAAAGCATTCTTAAAGTGATTCAAAATAGAACTTATCAAATTAAAAATGCAATTGAATTTATGAGATTTAACGCTGGACTTGGGTAAATAAATACTTATAACAAAATATAATTGTTATGAGTGATGTAGTTATTGAGAAGAAGAACGAAGTTTATATTAAATTAACTTGCGAATCACATATTCTTTATGAACTTCAACCATACTTTACTTTTGAAGTAGAGTCTGCAAAATTCATGTCTCAGTATAGAAGCAGACACTGGGACGGAAAAATCAGACTCTTAAGTGTTCATACAGGTGAGATTTATGTAGGATTGTTGGATAAAGTTATTGATAAACTTGAACTTCACAATTATACATACGAATTTAAAGAAAATAAATTTTATGGTTTACCTTTTGAGGTAAACGAAAATATTTCAAAAGAAGGTGTCAAAGATTATATGGCATCTATATGCTCTCATTCTCCACGGGATTATCAAATAGAGGGAGTATGCGAAGCTTTAAAGTACAATAGAAAACTATTGATAAGCCCCACTGCGAGCGGCAAATCTCTGATGATTTATTCAGTCGTGAGATATTTTGTTGACAAAGGACAAAAAATTCTTTTAGTTGTTCCAACGACATCTCTTGTAGAGCAAATGTACAAGGATTTTCAGGATTATGGTTGGGATGCTGAGTCATATTGTCACAGAATTTATTCTGGTAGAGAGAAAACAAATGAGCATCCCGTAACGATTACAACTTGGCAATCTGTTTATAAATTAGAACGTTCATTCTTTGAGGATTATGGAGTCATTATAGGTGATGAGGCACATTTATTCAAGAGTAAGTCATTAATAGAAATCATGACTAAACTTCATCATGCAAAATATAGATTTGGATTTACAGGAACTTTAGATGGAACTCAAACTCACAAATGGGTTCTTGAAGGATTATTTGGTCCTTCTTATAAAGTTACAAGAACTGCAGAGTTAATGCAGCAAGGACATCTTTCTCAGTTAAATATTCGTTGTCTTGTTCTGAAACATAATCCACAAAAGTTTGAAACTTATGAAGATGAAATTCAATATTTAATTGGACATGAAAAAAGAAATAAATTTATTACAAATCTAACTTTGGATTTAAAAGGAAATACTCTTGTTCTTTTCTCCAGAGTAGAAGCACATGGAGCAATACTTTTTGAACAAATAAATAATAGCAAGCGAGATGATCGTAAAGCATTCTTTGTTCATGGTGGCGTAGACACAGAAGAAAGAGAATTGGTAAGAGAAATTACCGAAAAAGAAAACAATGCAATCATTGTTGCTTCTTACGGAACATTTAGTACTGGTATTAATATTAAAAACTTACACAATATTATATTTGCTTCTCCAAGTAAATCCAGAATCAGAAACTTACAATCAATTGGAAGAGTACTAAGAAAAGGTAAAGATAAAACAAAAGCAATTCTTTATGATATATCTGATGATTGTACTTATAATTCAAGAAAAAATTATACTTTAAATCACTTAATTGAACGTATAAAAATATATAATGAAGAGCAATTTAATTACGAATTAATTACAATAAATTTAAGGGACAAATGATAGAAGAAGATTTTTATGCAACTGTTAAATTAAAATCAGGTGAAGAAATCTTTGCTAAAGTTGCTGCTTCAGAAGAAGAGGACAGAACTATGCTTATAGTTTCAAATCCTATTGTTGTTTCTGAAATTAAAGGTAGAGGTGGTATTTCTGGATATAAAATAGAACCTTGGTTAAAGACAACCACTGAAGATATGTTTATTTTAAATTTAGAAGATATTTTAACTCTGTCCGAATCTTCTGATATTGAAATGATTATGATGTATCAATCTTATGTACGTCAGTCCTACAAAGAAAAAAGAAATCAATCCAAACTCAATCGTAGAATGGGATATATTTCAAATATCAATGATGCTAAAGAGCTCTTAGAGAAACTCTTTAAAGATTCTTAAAGCTAATCTTATCAACCTCGACAAAGGTAATTATACACACTTTTGAATACCTTGTCAACTATTTACAGAAGTGTTATAATATCTACATAATAATGAT